ATCGTTGCCCTGCTCGCCGAGGCGAAGCTCCTTCCTCAAGTATACGCGGTGCGGGAGGTATCCCCCGAGCTGGCGCGTGAAGGCGTGCGCCTCGGGATGGCGGCCAAGCGAAGGAAGCCGACGCTTCCCAAGCTCGACCCGGAAAAGGGAGGCCTCTTCGCTGCGGAGCACGTGCGACCGTGCGACCCGCATCCTGGCGACGTGGAGCTGGAGAAGCTCGCGGCCAGGTACACGGTGGTCAAGCGAGAGGCCACGCCCGATCCGATGCAGGCTGCGGACGCTTCGTTGCGCGGCGGTAGCTCAAAGTGAGCTGGGTCCGACTCGACGACGGCTTCTCGGAGCACCCCAAGATCCTCGCCGCGGGGCCGCAGGCTGGATGGCTTTGGGTGTGCGGCCTGGCGTATTGCAACCGCCAGAAGAAGAAGGATGGGTTCATTCCCGAGCGGATGATCCGCCTCCTCGCCGACCTGAGGTCGGTAGCGAAGCTCGCGATGAAGCTCGTCGCTGTCGGTCTCTGGGAGATCGTCCAGGGCGGCTTCCGGGTGCACGACTATCACGAGTACCAGCCGTCGACCGAGCGGTCTGATGCCGAGCGTCGAGAGGTCTCTGCGACGCGAGCCGCGCTCGGCCGGATTGGTGGAGAGCGATCTGGCGAGGCCCGTCGCGTCGCGATGGCGCGCAGGGTCGATGAGGCGACCGCGAAGCGAATCGACGCGAATGAGATGCCCTTCGTGCAGGGCGAAAAGCACGTCGAGTCGGCGCAATCTGTTGAAAACACTGAATTCCAGTACTTGCAAGAAGCCGTGCCAACGAAGCAAAAACGAAGCAAAACCCTCGAAGCAAAACGAAGCCCCGATCCCGTACCCGATCCAGAAAAGAAAGAACCCCCCAAAGCCCCCCACGGGGGGCGCGGGGATGGGCGAGAGCCGGAGGGGCTTCCCGAGGACCGCCCCTCGCAGGTCCGATCGTCGTCGCGTCCGCCCCCTCCGCCGAGCACCCCGAGGCAGCCCGGGATGTTCGGAATGGAGCTCGGGGCATTCCGCGATGGGGTCATTGCCGGGCTTGGCCGCCCCGTGGCGGCGCCCGCAGGGTTCTCCCTGAGGGACTTGGCCCGTGGCATCGCTGCGCACGCTCCAGGGGGCGCCAGCGCGGAGCAAACGCTGGCCTGGTTGAAGGCCGACGCGGAGCGCTGGGCGAGGATGCATGCGGCTCCCCACCTGGCCAAGTACCAGGGGGGGTTCAGCCCCTCGGCGTGGGTGAAGTGGCGCGACGCCGGATGCCCGGATCCGAACGCGGAGCGTCCGCGGGCCAAGTCGCATCTCCAGCCGACCGACATGGATGCGCCGTGGATGGTGGCCGTCATGCGCGAGTACTCGGGCGAGGCCGACGCGGAGCGCGCGCGCCTGCGGGCCGAAGCCAACGGTGAAGCGGCCGGCGAAGCAAAAGCGGGGGGTGCGGCATGGTGAGGCCCGAAAAGATCGAGTTCATCGACTTCGAGCTCGAAGCGATCGTTACCGCCGGGGAGGCGTACGTGGTGCCGGCGACGCACGACGTCCCTCCCCCGGAGGAGGATGAGAAGGATCGGATCGCCGACGCAAAACGGGAGGTCGAGCGTTCGATCCCTCGTTCATATGCGAGCGCCAAGTTCCCCTCCCCCTTCGACGAGCAGCGCCCGCGGGAGATGATCGAGAAGGCGCGGGCAGCGATTCATGCGCCACGCGTGCTCCTCATTGGCCCTCCGGGGGCAGGCAAGACGCGGCTCGCCGTGGCGATGCTCCGTCTCCGCGCCGACGTAGATTGCTCCATGTCGGGCGGGAGAAAGATCCCGCGCTTCGCGCACGCGCACCGGCTCGGCGTGGCGCGCATCCAGGCGCCAGCCGGAGACGGCGAGGCGGCCTACGTCGAGCAGGCCATGAAGGCCTCGCTGCTTCTCCTCGACGATCTCGGGAACGAGAGGCAAACGGCGAACAACGCGTGCCCCGACGTAATCCTCGAGCGGCACGCCGAGGGGCTTCCCACGTGGGTGACCACGGGCCTTGAGCCGAACATGCTCTCGGAGCGGTACGGGGGAGGGGTTACGCGGCGGCTCTTCGAGGATGCCGTGGTGATCCGCTGCGCAAAGCGGGTGCCGTCGTGATCGTCTTGGGGATCGACCCGGGGTCGAAGAAGTTTGGTTGGGCGCTTTTATCCGTCCGTCGCGAGGTGGTCGGCTCGGCCCCGCGGATTCGCGTGAGCCATCTCAATCGCGGCTGGTCCCTCAATGAGGTGGGGATGGCGGAGGCGCTTATCGAGGCCGCGGATCTTGTCGTGGTGGAGAAGCTGCAAGGGGGCCTCTTCAATCGCGGGAATAGGTCGCTGGCACCTGCGCGCGACATCGTGGGAACGGCCTTCTTTGAAGGAGGCGTCATCAAGTACGCGCAGTCGCGAGGTGTCTCCGTCGAGACGATCGCGCAATGCGGGTGGCGCTCGGCGATAGGCGTGGGTCAGCAGCCAGAGGGTTTTGCCGATCGTGCCGTGGCGAGGGCCATAAGGGCGCAGATCGAGGACTGGCCAAGAAGGAGGAGTAACGTGCATGAGCGCGACGCGGCGGGCGCGGCCCTGGGGAGGATTCGCCAGCTCGCGGCGACGATCCCCGGATGGCCCGACACGTCCGCTTACGAGCGGAGAGTCCGGCCAGCCCAATTCACGGCTAAAGCCATGAGCGAGGCTGAGTGGGAAGAGCATGGGCGCCGATGGCTGGACTACAGCGAGGCGCTCTTGAATAGCGGGAAGCCGCGGTCGTGATGCGGCCGAGTGGCGAAAGAAAGGTGGGGGCGTGATGGATCTATTCGTGTTTCTGGCAATCGGGTTTCTCATTGGCTCGCTGGCGGTTCGCGCTCATGAGAGGCGCCAGAATCAAAGGTTGGTGGAGCGCATCATGGCCGCCGAGGCGTGGCCATCGACGCACGACGCCTGCGTGGATTCGTACGATCGGGAGCCTGAGGAGATCACGCAGACGATCCCAAAACTCAATCTCGAGGCGTTGCGAGCACGGAGCTCGATGCCTCCGCCATCGGGCGGAGATGGGTGAATGGGTGGTTAGCATGCAAGATGCATGCATGGTTTTTGAACGAAAGGAATCCAGATGGATGGGCGACCTTCATTGCTAACTGATGAGCGGGCATTGGCGCTCATTGCCAGCGCCCGTCGAGGGCTATCCAGGCGAGCAGCGGCTGGCCTCGCAGGCATCGGAAAGGAAACCCTCCACAACTGGCTAAGGAGGGGCTTTTTCTCGCACGAGCAGCCATACTGGGAGTTCGCAAAGTCGTATCTGCGGGCGGAGTCGGAAGCGGAGGCCGCGATGACGGACGTGCTCTTCGCCGACGCTTTGAAGGGGAATGCGAAGAGCGCGCTGGAGTGGCTGATTCGGCGCAGAAAGGGCGTGTGGAGCGACAAGCTGCCGGCGCCCAGGGATCGCGACGACGCGATCGCGAAGATGAGCGATGCGGAAGTGAAAGAAGCGATTCGGCGAGAGCTCGAGGCGCTGACGAGGGAGGATGAGTGATGCTCAACCGGTTGGGCCGCCGATCGCAAGCGGCGATCGATAAGAAGGCCAGGAGGCTGCTGGTGCAAAACATGAATCTATGGGTGAGCTTTGAGGGAGTCAGGTCTCCCTCGGAGGAGACTGCGAGGCTCGCCGCGCTCATCTTGGCGGCCTTTGATGAGCGGGCTGACAGACACGGGCCGCCGCGAACTTTCGGTACGCCGGACATCAGTCGGCACGTCTATCGCCGCCTACAGCCGGAGATGAGGCAATGGCTGGACGGCAAAGCGCAGTTGCTATCAGGGCGGCGAATCAACCGCAACGATCTGCCGGATCTCTCATGCGCCTGTAGACTGGCGCCTGATGCCGATCGTGAGACTGGCGCCTGATGTCGATCGTAATCCGGCCCGGCGAGCCAGAGGACGTAAACCTGATCATCGACTCATGGGTGAAGAGCTTTGCCGAGTCGGCGATCGTGCGAGCGATTGGCGCTTCGACAGGCGCGTACCGAATCGGGCAGCGACGGCTCATTGCGGCGCTTCTGCGCAAGCCGGAGGTCGAGGTCCGCGTGGCGTGCGACGCGTCCGATCCGACCATCGTGTTTGGGTGGGCGTGCCTCGAGCCTGCGGAAGGCACGCTCCATTACGTGTACGTGAAGCGAGGGGGTGATGGCGAGCTGCGCCGGAATGGCGTGGCGAAGGCACTATTGGGCGGCGTGGAGATCGTTCGGTACACGCACCGCACGAACCTATGCGCCCATCTGCCAATACCAAGATGGTGGCAATTCGATCCATATGCGGGGTGGCTATGAGCACGGAAGCGCCGACTGGTGAGGATCTGGTTCAATTAATAATGAAGGATATTGAGTGGCTTAGAGAACGGAATATTTCCGTCAAGCAGGTTGCCCTTGGTGCCACGGATTATGAAAACCTTTATGTGCACGCGATGCGCATAGCCGACTGCAAGCACGATCTATCGGGCGGTTTTGAGGTCACACTTGCCGGCAATCCAATTGCGGTGATCGGTGGTCCTGGCTATGGATCGATATACGTCGACTGCGATGACGGGTCGACATATTTTCGTGATATGCGCAGCGCGCCATGGATGCCATTGAAGAGGGTTGATCGGGAGCCGTATTGGCTAAAATTTTCTGCCTATTTGAAGGCATAGGCGGCGATAGAGGTGATTGTGATGCTGAGCGACGTAAAGGGATTCAAGCTGGCGGCGATTGTCTGCGCCAAGCCTATTCGGCCAGGCGTGAGCGCGCATATCCTTAGCGCGAAGGAGTACGACTTCAGCGAATGCGCGTCGGGGATGGGGATTCTGGCGGTGCCGAAAGAGGCTGGAAAGCTGAAGGCGGTCACCGTGTCACCGTCGAACATCGTGGCTCTCGAGTGGGAGCCGTCCTCATTGACGGAGATGGCGAAGGAGCTGGGCGACGCGGGCAGGGCGCTTGGCGAGATCATAAAAAGGGACCTCGATACGTTCTGCAATGCGGCCATCGCCAATGAATTCCCTTCGCAGGCAATGTCGGCGGTAGTCAGTCCGCGAAAGGGGAAGCGATGAATCCGATCGTGAAGGTCCGCAGACTGCATCCCGATGCCATCATTCCGCGGTACCATTCGGATGGCGCGAGCGGGGTTGATCTGCACGCGAGAGCGCACGTTGCAAGGGCAGGCGTCCCCGGAGTTCGTCATCGGCGCGCGCGCCCTGGCCCCGAGAACGACCTCGTGGATCGCTTTCTGACCGACCTGCGGTTGTCGGCCCCGAGCGGCGTCCGCGTCACGGTGTTCCGCGAGCCCGCACTTCTATCGGGCTTTCCGGATCTCGTCGCGGTCAAGTGGCACGAGGCCACCGCGAGCGGATGGGCTACCGCGCGCTCTACGCTCCGCGACGACGACATCCGCCTGCTCCACTTCCTTTTCACTCGAGGGCCGGTCGATGAAGCGCAGCTGCGGGCGCACTGCTTTCGGCGCATCCAACGAACTTTGGAGCAGCTGATCGAGCTGCGCCTCGTGCTGCACGCACGCGGTAAGTGGCGCGCGGCTCCGCTGCGCGAAGCGTTCGCAGTCCGCAGCATCATCGCGTTCGAGGCGAAGATTTCTGATTGGGCGAGTGCTGTTGAGCAGGCAGCGTTGAACCGCTGGTTCGCGTCGGAGTCGTACGTGCTCACCCCACGCGGTGGCCCGCGAACTTCCCTGATTGAAGCTGCGCGAGTGCGCGGCGTGGGGGTGTGGGTGGAAGGAACGTCCCGCCCAGCTCTGCGCGCGGCTCGCGACAGCTCACGTCAGCCCGTGTCTTACGCATCATGGCTCTTCAACGAATGGGCCTGGCGATGTTCGCTGATCAACGAGCGAAGGGGGACTCCTGGATGATCACCGTTCAATGGCTGGCGCAGCAGTTCCCGGCCCTTTCCGCCTTCACGCCGTTGGCCGACGGCGGTCAGAAGCGGGTGTACACGGCCCAGCATCAGAGCGACGGGGACGTCGTGCTGAAACTGATCAAGCCAACGGCTGATGGTGGCGAGCGAGTTCGCCGCGAGATCCTGGCAGTGCAGCAGGTTCAGTCTGCACGCGTGCCCGAGATCATGGAGGCTGGTCTGCTGCAAACACAGCCCGCATGCTCATGGCACGAGGAATCCAAGCAGAGGATTGTGCGATGAGCGCGGACGATGAAGAGCGGCGCGTGGACTCGGAAGGGCGGATCTTGGTGGGGTTCTATCCGGCGAAAAAGCCATCGCCAGATGGCGAAGCCAAGGCTCCTGAGAAAAAGTGATCGCCATGTCGATAGAGCTGGAGCGGTGAGTCAGCGCGCGCAACTTCGTCGCCTCCGCCGCCTTCGCGAGGAGCAAGCGCGTCGCAACCCATCGCCACGCGCTCACTGCCCTCACACGCCGCATCCAAAGCAGGCCGAGTTCCTTGCGCTTACATGCCGTGAGGCGCTTTATGGCGGCGCGGCGGGTGGAGGGAAGAGTGACGCCTTGCTGATGGGCGCGTTGCAATACGTTCACGTGCCAGGATATGCGGCGATCTGCTTCCGGCGCACGTACTCCGACCTGGCGCTCCCTGGAGCGATCATGGATCGCGCGCATGATTGGCTGCGTGGCACCGACGCGCACTGGGATGGCACGAAGAAGACTTTCACCTTCCCCAGCGGTGCCACGCTCTCGTTTGGGTACATGCAGCATGCAAACGATCGCTTCCGGTATCAAGGCGCGGAGTTCCAGTATGCCGCCTTCGACGAGCTGACGCAGTTCCCTGAATCGGCTTACCGCTACATTCTCTCCCGGCTTCGCAGGCCCACCGGGATGCCGGTGCCCATTCGCGCCCGTGGGGCCAGCAACCCTGGAGGTGTGGGGCACGCGTGGGTGAAACGGCGGTTCGTGGATCCGGAGGCCGCTGACGAAGGGCGCGCGTTCATCCCCGCGAGGCTCGCCGACAACCCATCGCTCGACCAAGAAGAGTACCTGCTCACGCTCGACCAGCTCGACGTGCAGACGCGCCGCCAGTTGCGAGATGGGGAATGGGTGCAGGATGGTTCCGGGCTTGTGTACCAGCGGCCCCGTACGCTCCAGGAGCTCCCGCACGCGGACTCGTGGTCGCGGATGTTGGCCATGGACTTCGGCGTGTCGAACGCGACGAGCTTTTCGGATCTGCGGTGGCGACCACACGACCCGACGCTGTACGTCGTGCAGTCGTGGAAGGAAGTCGGCCTATCCCCCGCTGACGCCGCCGAGCGCGTGCGTGCGATGGGCGCCTTCGATCTGATCGTCGGCGACCTAGGCGGACTCGGAAAGGCCTTCGCCCAGGAGATGCTCACTCGCTACCAGATCCCCATCGAGGCGGCCGAAAAGACGAATAAGCTTGGATACATTCGCCTGTTCAACGGCGCCGTCGAGCGCGGGCACGTGGCCGTGATTGAGCCGACGTGCGCCGAGCTCCTTCAGGAATACGAAGATCTCGCGTGGGCCGACGATCAGCAGCTCAAGGAAGCCGCGGGACTCCCCAATCACTGCGCCGACGGCGTGCTTTACGGCTGGCGAGCAGCCTGGGCCTTTCTGGCCAAGGAGCTGCCTCCGCCGAGGACGAGCGAGCAACGAATGCGCGACGAGGAAGCCGCTCTCGAGCGCGAGCAGGAGGAGGCGTACGCGGCATCAGCGAGTCGCGCCGGCCGGCGGGCTTTCACGCGTCGTCGATAGCCACTGCCCGCGCCATATGGCACAACTTGGCACTCTCTACCAAAGAGGTACCCCATGTCCGACGTCGACCCCGTTGCCCCGACCGTCCCCGCCGTTCCCGCTGCGCTCCCAGCGCTGCCAGTTCCGCCCGCGCCCATTGTGCAACCCGATCCCTTCCCCACTCCGACGCCGGAGAACGTCGTCATCGACGACGTAGCTGCGATGAATAAGGCTTTCGCGGAATGGCGCGAAGCGGCTGCCATTCACCAAAAGAATCACGATGATCTGGAGGCAATGAAGGCCAACCTGGCCGCCCACCAGGCGATCTACGATCAGAGCGCCGCCGATCTGGCGGACAAGATTGCGGAACTTCAAACGGCCTCCGCGAAGGTCGACGTCGACGCGCAAAAGGTGGCCGTTTGACGCCCGTGCAGGCCGCAGCGAGGACGCGATGCGAGCGCGGATCCGTGAGCTAGAGCGGGCCGCAGGCGCGCCACGCAATACTGTTTGCTGAGCGCCGCTTGCACGTTGACCCATTGTGTGCCGAATGGCACAACGTGGCTCAATGGCGCAACGACATCGCCTCGCAGACATCGCGGAGCTCCAGGAGACGATCGCTTGGATGCGCGAGAATGGCGTCCAGGCGATCGAATATGAGGGCGTCGCGCTGACGCTCGACCCTGAGTGGAGGCCGCCGGCGGACGCGGCGCTCCCCGTGGCGCCCACGAAGCGATCCGTAGACCCGGCGGCCATGCGTCGCGCGCGCGACCGGATCATGTACGGTCCCAAGGGGGTTGCCTCGCAGGCAAGCCGGATCCCGCCGGCGGTCGCTGAAGAAGGCGACGAGCCGTGATTCTATCGTCGACCACGATCTCGAACCCGTGGTGGGCGGAGTCGAGTTCGCCAGATCGTGCCAATGCGGTGATGTCGATGATTCGGCGGATCCGCGACGATCAGCCGCTTCGGCGGCAGATGGATCTTCACCACCTGCGCATGTACACGGCGCGCGACTCGGCCTCCCTTTCGGCCGCCGAGTATGAACGCGGAATCGGCATCTACGATCCGTCGACGCTTGCGTTCAACGTCACCGCGCAGTGCGTGGACACGCTGGTCGCGAAGATCGCGAAGAATCGTCCACTGCCCATGTTCCTCACGGGAGGCGGCAAATACTTTCAGAGGAAGCGCGCGAAGCAGCTCGGAAAGTTCATTGAGGGGATCTTCTACCAAACGAACCAGTGGACGATCGCCCCGCGTATCGTGCGCGACGCCGCGGTCTTCGGATCCGGGGTGCTCAAGATCTATCGTGAGGACGATCGGATCGTCCACGAGAGGTGGTTTCCGTGGGAGCTCGTGGTGGATGCCGTCGAGGCGCAGTACGGCGAGCCGCCCAATCTCTACACGCGAAAGTGGGTCGACCGTCGACGCCTCATGGCGCTATACCCGAAGCTTCGCGGGCAGATCGCGACGGCGCCACGCATCTCGATCGATCAGCAGGAGATCGGCTACAACGCGCTCGCTGACCAGTTGCTCGTCGTCGAGGCCTGGCACCTTCGGAGCAGCAAGCGCGAGAAGGATGGGCGACACGTCGTAGCGATCGACGGGTGCACGCTGCTCGATGAGCAGTACGACCGCGATAAGTTCCCATTCGCTCTACTCCATGCCAAGGAACCCGTGATCGGTTACTTGGGCACCGGAAAGGCCGAGGAGCTCACGGGGCTACAGTTCGAGATCAACGCGATCGCGTCAAAGATTCAGGAGTCGTACTTCCGCACGGGCTCGTATTGGCTACTCAACGCAGGTTCCAAGATCGTCGAGTCGCACATCGACAACGCGCTCGGGACCATCCTCTCGTTCTCCGGCCAGGCGCCGCAGAAGTACGACCCGCAAGGCGTGTCGGCCGACACTATGGAGTATCTCCAGTATCTAACACCGAAGGCGAACGAGCTCACCGGCGTGAGCCAACTCGCCGCGCAGTCGCTCAAGCCGGCGGGGCTCAATTCGGGTAAGGCGATCGACTCGTTCAACGATATCGAGACCGAGCGTTTCGTGCTCTTCGGGAAGGCGTACGAAGAGTTTCATCTCGAGATCGCGCGCCACGACATCGCGCTCGCGCGCGAGATCGCCGAGGAATTCCCGGACTACTCCGTGCGCGTGCCCGGGAAGAGAAACTTCGGGAGGATCGCGTGGAGCGAAGTCGTGCTCGATGACGACGACTTCGTGATGCAGGCGTTCCCGACGGCGATGCTCTCGAAAACTCCGAGCGAGCGCTTTCAGCAGGTCGATGACCTTCGCGCCAATGGGTACATCACCGCGGAGCAAGCCAAGCTCCTCATCGACTTTCCCGATATCGAGGCGTGGACCGACCTCGACCAGGCCCCCCAAAGGCTCATCGAAAAGTGGCTGGAGGAGATGGTGGAGAAGGGGATTGCCCGCTCTCCCGAGCCATTCTTCGACCTGCAATTCGCGCTCATCACGAGCCAAAAGTTCTACTGCCAATGCCTCGAAGATGACGATGTCGACGAGGATAACCTCCAGCTCATTCGAGATTGGATGCTCAAGATTCAAGACCTGATGTCCATGCCGGCTCCCTCGCCGGCCGCGCCGGGCCCGGCCGTGCCGCCGCAGATGCCCGCGCCACAAGGAGTTCCTGGATGATTACGTCGCAAGAGGATGTGGCCAAGGCGATCTCGCTGATGGGAGACGTTGTCGCCGCGAACGGCGCGGCCGCGGGCGGCGGCGACGGCGATGGCGCCGTGGAGGTCGAGCAGACGGCGGAGAGCAGACCAGCGCCTGCGCGTCGGCCCGATGGGAAGTTTGCGGCGAAGGCGCCCCCGTCAGAGGCCGAGCCCGAAGGCGACGATCCGGGCGAAGGAGTGGCGGTCGAATCGGGTCCGGCGAAAGAAGAGGCCGCCAAGAAGGAATCGAGCTCGGAGGCTTTCGCCCGAGCGATGGCGAGAGAGCGCGCCGCGCGCGAGCGTGAGCGGGCCGCAGCGGCCTCGAAGGCCGAATACGAGCGGATGGCCGCCGAATCGAAGAAGTCGCTCGAGTCGAAAGAGGCCCTTCGGGCTCGCCTGAAAGAAGACCCGATCGCCGCGGTGCGAGAGCTCGGGCTCACGTTCGAGGAGCTCGTCGAAGTCGCCGCGCGTGGATCCGTGGACCCAAACAACGCCGTGGCCAGGGAGCTTGCCGCGCTCAAGGCCAAGGTGGAGCAGAGGGAGCGTGAGGAGGCGGAGGCCCGTGATCGCGCGCAAAAGCAGCGCATAGAGGCCACGCAGCAACAACAATTCGAGGCCGCCCTCAACGTATTCGCCGACGACATGCTTTCCAGCCCGAAGTCTTTTCCGTACGCGTCTTTCGTTTACGACAAGGACCAGCTCAAAAGGGCAATCCAGGGGACTGCGCGCCTTCTCATCTCGAAAGGTGAGGACTCCTCCGACGAATCGATTCAAAAGGCAATTGAAAGTGGCGCGAAGAAGTATTATGAGGGTCTGACAGAGCGGCAGAAGGCAAAGGCCGCGGCAGAGAGTGCAGGGGTCAAACCCGTTAGCGAAGTCAGCAGGGATTCCGTCTCCCGAGCAGCGAAGACGATCCGAAACCGCGATGCGTCCGTTTCCACGTCGGAGTCCGATGTCGAGATGACTCGGGACGAGCGTGCGAGACGCGCAGCCGCACTGCTGATCAACCGCTGACGACCCTGCGCGCGCCACAACCAAGATCCGGGGTCTAACGGGTCGGCGCAACGCGGGGATGCGAGGCCTCCATGGCCACCCCGGCGACTGCGAATCTGACGTCCTTGGATCCGGTCATCAAGACCCTCTATCCGCAAAAGACGATCACCAAGTTTTTCTATGAGAACGCGCCACTTTTGGCGCTGATGCCGAAGAAAACCAACTTCGGCGGCAAGAACGCTCAGGTCGCGATGCGGATTGCGACCACGACCGGCGGCGGCGCCGACTTTGCCACCGCGATGGCGAATCGCGGAGCGGCGACGTACTCGAAGCTGCTACTCACGCGCTCGCGCGATTACTCGATCTTCACGATCGACGCCGAGACGATCGACGCGACGATGGGCGACCCGAACGCCATCGTCGAGGGCCTCCAAAACGAGATCGATGCGGCGATGGATCAACTGCGCCGCGCGATGCAGATCGACGTGTACCGAAACGGTGGCGGCGTCCGCGGCAAAGGCGACGGCGCGTACTCGGTTGCGGGCGCGACGATACAGCTCGCCACGCCGCAGGACATCGTGAACTTCGAGGTGAACCAGTGGCTCGTGTTTGCGAGCACGGACGGCACGACCGGGGCTCCGAGATCCGGGCATGTGCAGGTCGCATCGATCGACCGCGACCTCGGTAAGATCACGTGCACTGGCAACGTCACCGCGGGGATCGCGGCTGCCGTGAACACGGACTACATCTTCCGCGAGGGCGACTTTCTCAACGGGTCGACCACGATGAAGGTGGTCGGCCTGGATGGCTGGCTCCCCCTCGCAGCGCCCACGTCCACCGCGTTCTTTGGCCTCGACCGCTCGATCGAGCCGTACCGTCTCGGCGGCGTTCGCTTCGCGAATGCGGTCGCCTCCGGGCAGATCGAGGAGACGATCCAGAAGCTCTGCGCGCGTATCGCGCGTGAGGGCGGAAAGCCTGACGCGGCGGTGCTGAACTCAGACGACTGGCTCACGCTCGCTCTCTCGATGGAGAGCCGATTCTCGTCAGGCGCCTCGATCACCGAGACGCAGACCGACGTCGGTCTCGGGTTCACGGCGATCAAGATCGTGACGCCGACGGGCACCGTGAAGGTGTACAGCGACCCGAATTGCCCGGCTGGCCGCGTTTACGTGCTCCAGATGGATACGTGGCAGTTTTGGACTCTTGGCGAGGCGCCGCGGTTCCTTGGCCAGGGCAAGGATAACCTCCGCCTCCTTCGCGAGGCGAACGCCGACTCGTACACGGGCCGGATCGGATACTACGGCCAGATCTGGTGCTCGGCGCCCGGATACAACGGCGTCGCGCTGGTTTGAGGAGGGCGTCATGGCCGTCGCAGCTCTCTTCAAAAACGACTCGAAGAACGCAACGCAGGGGCTCGTTTACTACGACGGCTCCTTCCAGATCGGTGCCGCCGGCGCGGTCGTGGCTGGCTCGATCAAGGGCGGCCGCATCGCCTCGGCGGCGCGCACCGGGACGGGCACGTACCTCGTTACGCTCCGGGATGGCGGATTCCCGGAATGCATCAACAAGTTCGCCTCAATCGAAACCGCCGGAACGGGCGCCTGGGCGGGCGAAGGCGCGGTCACGCTGGGCAGCGGAACTGCCGGCGCAACGTTCACGATCTATACATACAACGCTGCCGGAACGGCGACCGATCTCACGACCGGAATCGTGTCGTTTGAGATCGGTATGCACCTGAGTTTGGTGAAGTGATGGCCGCAAAGAAAGCAGGTCTCGCAATCTTGATCGGGGGACCAAAGGGCGACCCGAAAGACGACGCTCCGCCGGACTCGGAGCAATATGACGATGATGTCGACGAGGGCTACGACGCTGGGTGTGACGAAGTCTGGGACGCCATCCAGTCAGGCGACAAGGATGGCTTCAAGGTCGCACTCAAGTCGCTTTTGAGAATGGGTTGATCCATGTCCCTGTCGGTCACGCTCAACGATCTGCGAACGGCAACACTCGTCGCTGCGAACATGGAGAATTCCACGTTCATCGCGACCACGCCGGTCGGAAGCAGCGAGCTTGACCGGTACATCAACCAAAGCTGGTTCGAACTGTATGAGCTTCTCCTCGGGAAAGGGCAGGACCTTTTCCTCTCGAGCTACTCGCTGACACTGGTCAACGGGCAGGACACGTACGCCCTGCCCGCTGACTTCTACAAGCTTCGCGGCGTCGACATTACGAGTGGAGGCGACACGCGCGACGTGACCCCATTCTCGTTCGCGGCGAGGAACGACTTCAAGAATGCGCGCGGCTGGACGCAGTTCGGGCCCGTGCAGTACCGGCTCTACGGGGCGAACATCGTGTTCATCCCCGTGCCGGGGAGCTCGGACCAGGCCAAGCTTTGGTACTACCCTGCTCCGACGGCATTCACTTCCGGCGCGCAGTCGCAGGACTTCGTGGCGGGGTGGGATGAGTACGTGATCGTCGACGCGGCGATCAAGTGCCTCCGAAAGGAGGAGAGCGACGTAAGCGTACTCTTGGCGCAAAAGGCCGCGCTCAAGACGCGCATCGAGGAGAACATTGCGGTACGCGACGCGGGGCATCCGTCGCGCGTGACCATCGTTCGAGGGGGCCGAAGGGCCTTCGGGTATTGAAGCTCCCGCCCATCGCCAGGCAGCATACGGGCGACCCCGTCGCGGACCGAACACAGGACTCGATCGCGCGCGTGATCGCGTCGCTTCGCTCTCTGCCGTTCGCGGACGGCGTGAAGGCTGGCCCGTTCACGTTCGGTGGAGCGGGCGTGCAGCTCCGCGTGGTGCATGGACTCGGGCGCGCACCAGTCGGCTTCTTGGTGATCGACGCCACGGGCACGTCGCACGCTCTCCCGTTCGTCGTTTCACGCGACGCGAACGCCATGGTGTTGAAGTCGACCGCGGCCGGAACCGTGACTCTCTGGGTGTACTGATGCCGACACAAGACGA